TCCAAATCAAATGGAGTTCGATCCTCTTTGGTATTATAAAAGTCAAACCGCTCGTCTGAATCATCAATATAATCATGACCTATCTGTTGGTCAAAGGAAACACCTAGAGCTGTTGATAGTATTTCTGGTATTGAACCCTCTGTTCGTTCCTTATCTCTACCATCAATAATACCAATTGAATCCATAATGGCAAGATGGACTGCTCGGTCCTTACACCACTTTTCAGATTCGCGAATTAGGTATTCTGTATCAACATCTGTTTTTACAGCGATTTCATTAATAAGTGTTGCGGCATTGTTTAGAATTTCATCTGGCGCGCTGACCTTTCTTAGCTCTAATTGTAATACCTTAGATGTTGGTAAATTATTATGTTCGTGTACAAATTTAGTAATTAAATCAAAGACAACCTTATGCGTGCCTTCGAAATAATCATGCTTTAAATATGGTACAACTCTTCTGCAATACTCTTCGTTATTCAGAAGGTGATTCAGTATGTGTGTCTGTAGTTGATTCGTTATTTCCAATTCCTATCCTTGATAAATTATTTTCTTGTCCCCATTCTAAACTGTCGGTAATAATATGTTGCAATACAGAACCCAAGTAATTTTTAAATGCTTCATCTTCATTTAACTGATCAAAGTCATGGTCAGCTGGGTCCTGTATTGTAAAAGTAAACCCTAGGGTTGCCATATCTAAGTCTGGGGATTCCTTGACTGATACAGCACCATAGATTATTATTACATCTTTCCAAGTTCCTGTTTTAAGTTTAACTCCATGGAACTCGGATTGTGGATTTTCTACAATAGAATAATCCGCTTCTGTTATATTATACACTATCCTCTTCCCCTTGTAAAGTGCTTTCTAAATCTATTTCAAGCATTGGCTTATGGCCAATTGAATAATATGATTTAACAAATTCTTTAAAGTCTGTGGTTTCAAAAATAGGAGTCCAGAAAGCTTCTGTAACAGTATCTTTTTCTCTAACCTTTGGTTCGATAATTTCTCCAGTCTCTTTATCCACTGCAGCATACCAGCCCATTGTTGGTTTTACCACATAACCACCAGCCATTGCTACTTCTAATAGTCCAGAGTATTCTGCAATACCACCTTCCCAAGTAACACTGATAGGTACCTTAGATTTTTCTTTTACAAACCTTGATTTTTCTACATTGATTACAAAGTCATAACCTTGTACATTAGTACCTTTTTTGACTTGTCTCCTACCTATAATCCAAATGTTATCAGCTGAGTAATAAATCCCTGTTCCACCTGAAACGATTGATTTAGGAAATAACCCAATCTCTTGATAAGTATGATTCACAGCAAGTAGAGGAATGTTTTTCATGGTAAGATAAGGTGTAACCATTCGGAATAATCCCTTTAATGCTTTAGCTCTTGACATATCTGCAACTGATTTTTCGTTCAGTGCGTCTTCCAATTCTTTCTTAGATGCAAGGTTACCAATTGAATCAATCACTACAACAACCTTATCTTCTCTGTCTAGGTTTTCTAATTGACCAACCAAATCAAACTTTAATTGTTCAACATCAACAATAGGAGTGTGTAATACTCTTGAAGTATCAATACCAAATGATTCAAAATATGATTGGGGTGAGCCAAACTCTGAATCATAGAATAATAATACAGCATCTTCATGCTCTTTTAAATAAGCACCTGCCATTAATAAGGCGAATGAAGTTTTAAAATGTTTACTTGGCCCAGCCAATACTGTAAGTCCAGAGCTTAACCCTCCATCAATATCACCAGATAAGGCAACATTAATCATAGGCACCTCAGTTGTTACTACATCCTTTTGTGTAAAAAATTCTGATTCATCTAATTGTGATGTAAATTTAATTTTACTATTCTTTTTTAATTTATCCATTACTGACATTATCTTTTTCCTCCGTAGTGCCTTGGTGATCTTGCTATTGAATCTGCTCTTTGAGCTCTTCTGTTTCTAGCAATAGCTTCTGCTTTTTTTCTTTGTTTCTTTTGAGCTGGTTTCTCATAGTATTGTCGGTCACGTACTTCTTGTACGATACCAGCTTTTTCGACTGCCTTTTTAAATTTTCTTAAAGCTATATCAAACGGCATTGGTGTTGATGGTCGCCTATCCTTAGGTCGCCTCGGTCGAGGACTTAAATCAATACTTGGCATATTTCTCCTTTTTTATATTAATAGTATATTATACCACATCTTTGGGCTTTTGTAAACCACTTTCTGTGACTCGTTTTCTCAAATCGCTTGTAGAGAATCTGTGATCTCTTTTGTTGAAATAAAATTCAATGTTTCGTTCTTGGCATAATTCTCTACCTGTGAAGTCTTTATTGCGATATTCTTCGCCCATAATTTTAACATCTATGTGATACATTGATAAGATATCCAATAGTTCTGCTTCTGTATTATAGACCAATATTTCGTCTACATATTTAATTGCAGCCAGTTGAGCTTGGCGTTCAACAATGTTTTGGACTGGCTTGTTTTTTTCTGGTCGATCAATCGATGGATCATTTTGTAATGCACAGATTAAATAATCACATGCAGTTTTTGCTTCTCTTAACATGGCAACATGACCCGAGTGTAATAGGTCAAATGTAGAAGCTGTAAATCCGATTTTAGGATTTTTCATTTTCATTACGAATAAAAGTCCTCGATAAATTTAAATGCCATTTCCTTATCTTCTACTCCAATTTGGAAATGATTTCTGACTCCAACCTCTTCAAGGTCCTGTATGCCTAATTGCTCACAGAAGGTATATAATTGTTCTTTTCTGGTTTCCAATACATCGTCTCTCGCATGTATTTGAACCTTTAGTGATACCTCATCGTCAGTAGTAATCTCTAAAACTGGTTGCATTTTATGAGTTGTCTCAAACTCTAAAAGATGATGATGTGATTTAACCACAAATACATTTAATCTGCCTTTAAATATATTATAATTTTCCACATACCAATCTGGTAATACCTCGAAATTGTCATGTTGACTCTTTTCGAATTCATTAAATAATTCACTCATTTTTGCCATAATAAAACACTCCTTATAATGTCCAGAGACTGAGTTATCTCTAGGGCTGTTACTTGATATTAAATATGATTCAAGTAGAAAAGATTGATAGTCTTTTTTCTCCTCAAATCGTTCAAGGTTTCTAGCAATAATGTATAGGTTATCAGTATTATATTCTTTACTACCGACATGCGAAAGAGCTCTGTTGCCATTACCCTTTCCAACATATACAAAATTACCATCTTCTTTATAACCATATACATATTGCCCTAAGGTTTCCCAAAAGGCTCCAGGTATAGTGTTATAATCATTTTTAAACATATGCACCCATTATACCATAAAATAGGTCAAATGTAAACACGTTATTTCTGATAAATTACACCTTGCTCATTAAGTGCGGCTCTGTTCATCATATGACCTTGTATTGTATCAGCCTTGGATTGCCCAAGATATGGAACAGCATGAAAGTTGTCAATCATCATTTGATTAACTGACCCAGCAGCATTCGTTGCAACTCCTTCTAGCATAATAGTATCAATAAAGAGCTCTCCTAATATTCTTCCAAATTTACCTTTATCATGTGATACTAAATGGATATCTCTATAGGTTTTTGAACCAGTTAATAATTGTTTAAGAAATGCTTTTGATTGCAAACCATAAAACTTTTCTTCTAAATCTCTTGTTCTTGATTCTGGAGTATCAATACCCATTAGTCGAACTCTTTGTTTCTTATATATCATACCGAAACCTAAATCGATATCTACATCGACAGTATCACCATCGACTACTCTTGTTACATGAACTTTATATTTGTACATATTTTCTCCTATTTGTAAAATGTGTGATTATTTATAATAACCGTTTGATTTAAACTTTCTGCCCAATATGGATATACGGTATCAGCATGATAATGTGTTGATCCCTCTGTTATATCACCATATCGCTCTTGAACTACATCTCGAGCTATATGTAAAGCTAAGAGCCACGTTTGACTATCTACTGGATCATCTGATTTACCATCGCAAAACCAACTGAATTGACATTGATTTCGTATTGGAACTAATTCATTTTTCCAATTCACTCTCATATTAGCCTGATATACAACATCACATATATTGTCTGGATATGATGGATGCTTTACTCTATTAAGAACAACCTGGGATACAGCAATCTTACCAGCTACTGGTTGGTTACCTGCTTCAAAATAAATGTTTTGAGCTAGACAATAGATGTCATTATTTGCGTCTGAAGCTTTTACTGTTGATGGTAATAATAATATGCCCATCAGCATTGCACCAAATGCCATACCATATAAGAATGTTTTAAACATAGCTAATCCAGTATGTTTTACTTCAGTATCTACTGCCTTTCCAAATTTACTCATAATTTTCCTTTAATATATTCTGGTAACGATCTCTGACATGACCAACCAAGCTCTTTTAGCTTTTCTGTTTTTAGTACACCGTCCATTCTATTACCTGGTTTCTCTTCTGTCATAATAGGTTGTGCTTTTAGCATTTCTACCAAATCTAATATCGAATATTTTTCATCAGATCCAATACCATAACCGTCGCCACTACCTTGGAATCCAGCCAATATTAATCCAGCCACAATATCATCAATGTGAGTAAAGTTTCTGAGCTGTGTTCCTGGAGAAGTTACAGGTAATGTTCTGTGACCACCTTTGACTATATCCAAAAATTTAGCAACCACTGTTGCATATTTGCCTTGTCCAATCTCGTGATCACCATAGACATTATAGAAATATACAATGGTATAATCTAATCCATACCATTTGGCATAATTTTGTAGTAGGTTAGTGTTATTTGCTTTTGTATATGCATAAGGACTCATAGCTTGTCCATCTTCACCTACTGAAAATTTAGTGGATGAACCAGAATAAATTAATTTAGCATCCTGTAGCTTACAGAATTCCAACACCTTTGGAAACTGATGATAATTCGAACTCATTACAGTATCAAAATCATTAAAACTTTGTTCTACTCTTGCATATTCACCTAAGTGAAACACATAATCAAAAACTGGTTCAGACCAAAGCTCTGTTAAATCATGTGGTGTTCCCTCGATGTATTCTATTCCATCATGGTGGTTTAATTTACTACCAGTGAAATAGTTATCCAACGAAGTAACATTATGTCCTTCAGCTTCTAATTGCTTACATAGTGCTGAACCAACAAAGCCAGCACCTCCAATAACTAATATATTAGTTGTCTCCATATATATCTCTCGTATAGACTTTTTCATTTACATCTGCGATATCATCATCGAGCCTATTTGCAACAATAGTATCACTTAACTTCTTAAATTTATTTAGATCTGTTTCCAATATACAACCTAGGAACTCCTCGTCATTACACATTGGTTCATATATAACCACTTTGACTCGTGCCGATAATCTTTTTATAATACCCTCGATCGCTGAGCTTCTATAGTTATCTGAACCAGCTTTCATAGCCATTCTGTATATACCAACAACATTGGGATTCCTTCTTAATATTTGGTTGGTAATCCAATCCTTTCTAATTTCATTCGAGTGAACAATTGAACCCACCAAACGATTGGGTATTAGATTCTCATCATAGTTTGCCAATAATTGTTTTGTGTCCTTAGGAAAACAATAACCACCATATCCAAAAGATG